GTACAGAATTTCAAGAAGCTATTGGTACAGTTTTTAATATTAATCCTGTTTCAACTTCTTGTAATGGTACTACATTTACAGACAATGTAAATTGTGCATTGCCAAATACATTAGATGCATTAATTAAAATTGATAGTGGTATACAGTTTCCTCAAACTCCAATTGGAATAATTAGTTCTCCATCAAGCACAGAAATTGGGTTGCAATTTATTGCAATGGGATATGTTGATAGTTTAACTGTAGAAACTCAAAGGGTTTATGAATATTATAAAGTAAATTTTGCTCAGGCAACTTTTCAAGAAATAGCAAACCCTGCAAGTTTACATAGCAATAGAGATTACGAGATTGGTATTGTTTATATGGATGACTTTAATAGGTCTTCTACAGCTTTAGTAAGCCCCGACAATACATTACATATTCCCTGTGGATATTCATCAAGAAAGAACGGTATTAGAGTAACTATACCTGTAGACCAAGTTGCACCTTATTGGGCAACAAGATATAAGTTTGTAATTAAACCTGACGAAGAAAACTATGAGACTATTTATAGTAGCATTTTCTTTAAAGACCCAAATACAAATGAAACGTATTTTTTACTTGAAGGTGAGAATGCAAGAAAGGTAGAGCAGGGAGATAGATTTATTGTTAAAGCAGATTCTGATGGAGCTACGCAAACGTGTGTGTATGCAACTGTTTTAGAAAAAGAATCTAAGTCTGAAAATTTTGTTGTTATACCAAGTGAGTTAGACCCTACTCAAAACATATACGTTCCTTCGGGAGTTTATATGAAAATAAATACAAATAGTTTTTCTGTTGTTAATGATGAATTAGCTGTAATAGCTCCGGG